TTTTTAAAAAAATTGGCGGTGGTATATCATCGGCTGGAAAATCTTTATCAACTTTTGTTACCCTTCCAATTTTGGGCGCAATGGGTGCCAGTATAAAATTAGCATCCGACATGAACGAAACAGTATCAAAGACTGGTGTAGTATTTAAAAACGGGACACAAGAAGTTTTAAATTGGTCAGACAAAACTTTGAAATCCATCGGACTAGCAAAGGGGACAGCTCTTGATATGGCATCTGTTTATGGTGATATGGGTACTGCAATGGGTTTGTCAGGAACGGAAGCTCAAAAAATGGCTATGAATTTGGTTAACTTAACAGGTGATATGGCATCTTTTAAGAATATGAGACCTGATGAAATTCATATTGCATTAACAGGGGCTTATACAGGAGAAACCGAAGCATTAAAAAGATTAGGTATAGTAATGACAGTTGCCAATTTGGAACAATTTGCACTGAGTACAGGAATTAAAAAGACATATAAAGAAATGACACAAGCCGAAAAGATACAATTAAGATATAACTATATTATGAAGGCATCTAAAAATTCAGTTGGTGACTTCGAAAGAACACAAGCATCGGCATCTAATCAAATGAGAATTTTTTCAGAAGGTTTGAAGGAGTCCGGGGCAAGAATGGGAACAATAATTTTACCAGTATTTACAGCTGCAGTAAATTTGTTAAATAGGTTACTAGATAAGTTTTCATTATTAAGCCCACAAATGCAAAAAATATCTGTTATTGTGGCTTTATTAGCTGCCGGAGTTGGACCTTTATTGATTGTTTTTGGTTCTTTAATTGGTGCTATAGGTAGTATTATAACTGTTGTTGGTGTTTTGTCTCCTCAAATAATTGGAATTATAGCAGGTATATCATTATTGATTGGTTATGTTGGAGTTTTATCTGCCGGATTTGGAACTATGGCAATAAAGACAGGATTAGTCAAGAAGGCTTTTGATTTTATCAAAGTATCAATTGAGGCTTTAAAAAACGTAATGAATCTAGATTATGCTAAGGCTATGGAAACATTGCAAAAGAATTTAGGCATGTCTGAAAAAGAGGCAGCCAAATTTGTCAATAAATTAATTGTTATGAGAGAAAAAATTAATGATTTAATTGGCATTTTTAATGGTTTTAAAAGTATCTTAGATATAGTTAAAAATATAATTTCAAATGATTATCAAGCTAACATGGATATACTAACAAAAAAATTCGGATTGACTGAGAAGGAAGCTGCAAAATTAATTAATAGATTTATTGAATGGAAGGGAAAAATTGTAGATATTTATACAACTATAAAAGATAAACTAATTACTGTTTTTGAATGGTTATTTAATAAATTTATTGAAATGAAAAGCATAGACATGTCTTTTATTGTGAATTTTATAAAAGATATAATAAAATGGCTTAGTCCAATGAAGGAAAGTTTTGTTTTATTAAAACAATCATTAACTCCGATACTTCCTATCTTTAAAGATTTTGCGACTATTATCGGAACGGTTGTCGTAGTCGCGGTTGGAATCTTTTTAGGAATAGTAAGAGGGATTATATCGGCGGTTCCTTATGCGGTTAATGTTGTTGCTGGCTTAATTGGGATAGTAACAAGTATAATATCTATATTGAGAGGATTAGTAACTTTTGATGCTAATATGTTTGTAAATGGATTTAAAACTTTATGGAAAAATATTATGTCTGTATGGAATAATGGGTTTAGGGTTGTAGTAGGTTTTATTAAGGGCTTTGTATCTACTGTAGTTAAGTTTTTCAAAGGTTTATATAATACTTTAGTAGGGCATAGCATAATCCCTGATATGATAAATGGGATTATTAATTGGTTCGCTAAATTACCGGGAAGAGTCTATAATTATATATCAAGTCTTGTAAGTAGGACGATATCTAAATTTAATAGTTTTAAGAGTTCGGCAATATCGGTTATTTCAAGCTTTGTAAGTAATACAGTTAGTAAAATTAGTAGTTTTGTTAGTAATTTTATTTCTAAGTTGGCAGGGTTGCCGGGAAGGGCAGCGACTCAGTTTAATAGTTTAAAATCAAAAGCATCTTCCATTATTGGGGGAATTGCCAAAAGTGCGTATACTTGGGGTAAAAATTTAATAGGGTCTTTTATTGATGGGATTGCAGCAAAAGCCGGCGCACTTAGTCAGGCTTTACATAATACAGTTGGAAAGGTAAAAGATTTTCTAGGGTTTAGTAGCCCATCGAAAGAAGGGCCGGGAAAAACTGCTGATAAGTGGGCTCCCAATTTAATGAGAATGTTTATCAAGGGTATTATTGATAATAAACCAAACTTACAAAATGCCATGGCTAATATATCAAATGCTTTGTCAATTACTGGGTTACAATCTTCAATGGCTGGCGTAAATACTGGATTTTCTACTTCTACTAGTAATAGATTACAAGAAAAAATCGCATTAGTAATTAATAACCCTAAATTTTTTAATAAAAATGATGTAGATAAAATGATGAATCCAGTTATTGAAAGATTACAAAGTACAATAGGGAATAAGAGGGGATAACATGCCATATAAATTATTAATTGATAATGACAATGATAATATTTGCGAATATGCTATCCAGATGGAACCGGGCTGGAGTGTTGAGGAAAGAATAAATTATAAGTCTGGAATGCAATGTATAATTTCAGATGATAGGGGGGCAACAATAGCAAAACACAAATTAATAGAACTTTATTCTCCTTTAGATGTCCACCTATGGAGTGGGGTAATAACAGATATTGAAAAATACGAAGAGATTCAAAACAAGGCAAGATATGATTTAAAAATTGATGATAATTCTTTAATCGCTACTAGATCGCTGGCCAAAATTGCTTATGAAAATAGAACAATAGATTATATAGTGAAGGATTTAATTAGTAGATATTTAGGAAACATAGTAAATACTGATTATGATTTTGGGATCCGAGAAGGAACAATAGAAATAAATTTACCGACTCTATCAAATCAAATATTCAACTATTTAACTATTTACGAATGTCTTGATATATTAGCTGAATATGGCTACATATGGAATATCGACAAAGATAAACTATTAAATTTTCACTCAATAGGTTATGTAGTAAATACGACAAATTTTGATAATTTAACAAGTCCATTTGGATTTTATAATTTTAGGTCAAAATCTTCAATTGCCAATTATAGAAATTATCAATTTACCAGAGGTAACCAGACTTTAACTAATTTAAGAGAAAATGAAATACCTTCACCGGTCGCCGATGGAGTTATAAAAAGCTTTACAGTCAAATTTCCGGTTGCCAAAACTCCGAGAATTGAAGTTGATGGAGTAGACCAGACTGTGGGAGTCAAGGGGATTGATTCTGATGATAATTTTCAATGGCTTTGGACTTATAACAGCAATATTTTATCAACTTCGGATTCGGATGCTGCCCTTGCTATCGGGGTTGATATAAAAATTAATTATTATGGACTGGTCCCGATTCTAGTCGGTGCCAAAAATCCTGTTGAAATAGCATCGGTTGGAATTTATGAACATTATGTAAAGAATGATAATTTAAATTCTATTCCAGATGCAATGCTTTTTACACAGGAATTATTAAATAAATATAGCAATTCGGCCGACTATTGCAGTTTTGACCTTTACGAAAAAATATATAATACCATGGAACAATTTAGCTTAAAACATAGTGTTTTAGGGATAGATGAAATGTTTTTGGTGGAATCTATAACCTGGGATTCATCGCAAATTGATGAAAATAATATTGTATATCATTATAAAGTTTTGGATGGTTCAGCTCTTGGAGGATGGGAAGAGTTTTTCAAGAAGCAATTCAAGCCGGCGTATGTTGAAACAGGAGCAGGGGAACTAATTGTAGTACTAGAAGAAATTGACGAAATAATATCATATGCTGGTACTTATGAGGCTACAGAATACGACGATTTATTATTTCCAGATGATTTGTTATTCCCTGCTGATTTACTATTCCCTAACAATGATTCTATTAATATTTTGGGGGGTGCTAGCGATTGATAAAAGATAAATTAAAAATAATTGGAAAGTATGAAATATTTGAGAATGGGAAAAAAATCAAAGAATTCAAAAATATAATTACTAATTTACTTCTTGATGAAATGATCGGAATATTGGCCGGATATGTACCAAATATAGATATTCGGTATTTAGGATTAGGAACGGATAACACCGCGGTTGCTGCTGGTGATACCTTGCTTGGTTCTGAATACTATCGAAGTTTTTATATTGCCAGAGGCTTGACAGCTCCACCAATATATGGCGAGATAGTAACGGATTTTTATATAACAAGTGGGGAAGGTAATACAACTATAGAAGAACTTGGAGTATTTTGCGGAAACAATGCGACCGCTTCTGTAGATACTGGTACTTTAATTTCACATGTCTTGTGGAATTATACCAAAACAAGTGCGGTCGAATTACTTATAAGATATACAGTAACTTTAAGTTAAAAGGGGGTTTATAATGGCTAAATTAGTGAAAGTATATACAAAAAAAGATACTGATTTATTCTTAATGGATTTACTGAAAGAATTAAGCGATCAAGATAATTTTTATAAAATTAATGAAATAATTGTTGAAGGTACGGAAAAAGAAACTAAATATACTGTTGACATTACATTTCTTAATAAAAAAAATGTAAATAAAAATTATATGCCAGCTAAAAAAACCGGAGACGATGAAAAACAAGTCACAACAAAAGAAAAAGAGGTGTTATAAATGGCTGGATTTGGTAACTTTACACCTCTTACATGGGCGAATGGTGGCGCGCCGGCAATAAACGACGTTAATTTACAGGCTGCATGGGATATTTTAGCGGAATTAGATGGTGAATTTTGGAGGTCACAGACTTTGAACGCCTATGATATTTTAGAGTATTTTTTTCATGTTAATTGTAAAGAGATAGAGAATTTTACTAACCAAACAGAGTTTACAGCATGGGCTTCGACTACTTTGAGCAATGATACAACAAATAATACCATGGGCAAAAATGCAGTTAAAACACTAGAAAGTGATAATGTAGCAAGTTTTGTTGGCATGTGGAAAAATATCACTTCTATGAATCTTGAAACTTTTAATAGTGGTTTGGCTTCGACAACAGATGATATTATTTTATGTGTTTTTTATATTTACGATGTTACAAAAGTTGATACAGTTACCTATAAATTAGGGACTGATAACGCTAATAACTATAATGTAACTTATGCTGCTGCTACTTGTGTAACTGGTTGGAATGTCAAAAGACCGGCTAAGTCTGATTTTGCTACCACAGGCGCTCCGAGCGGATGGGATGATATAACTTATATAGTTTTCCAGTGGTATTCTACAGTTAACGCCCAAAATGCCTATGTTACTTTCCAATATTGTCAATTGTGTCGGGAAGATGTTGACTATGCAAATTATTATAATCCTTTTCAAAAATATGTTGGAAGTACCACAGGATGGATTGATTATTTTGGGATAACTACAGATTACATCGTTTTATATGTAGATGAGGCTATATCTAAATTAGGATTTATGAAAGTCAATCCAGCCAATAATGAGGATGATTTATATGTCAGGAGTCAAGAATATACTTCGTTTATTAGTAAATGGGAAGTATATTGTAAAAAAGCTGGATATACTAATTCCTTTGTCTGGAGAGTAGATGCCGACAATTATATCGAAACCTATATAAGTGCAAATGTGTTATATTTGGATGCTGTTGAGGGTGGAGTATTAACAAGCCAAAATATAGCATTAAGTGTTAACTTAGCACTAAATGAAAGAGTTGAGTTATATTTTGAAAAGGCAGGAGATAGCTGCAAGGTACTAATTAAAAGAAACTCAGAGTATTTAAAAGAGTTAACGCATGAAACATCTATAGCCAATACTGCACTAGGTTATCTATACACAGGCGCAGCTGGAACGTCTAGTTTTGGGCTTGTTACCGATTTTATGTTTAGTTATAATCCGGGTTTTAAGTTGGAAAGACAAGATACTTTTATTGCAGTAAAACAGGCAATTTCGACCATCAATAATGATGATACTTATGCATCCGATTCAGAATTATTTTTAATTTTACCGACCGGATTATGGGAAATTGAATTTAATGTTGGGGTAATTAATGCAACGTCTAACACTCCGGACTTTAAAACGAGATGGTCTTTAACAGGATGTACAGAAGTAACATATAAAACATGTCAAGGGCCAGCTCGTGCAATTACAGACGGGGACGACTCGACGATGCAGGCTAAAAGAGAGGCATTAACAACCGGGGTAGGTTATGGAGTAACAAGCGAACAAATCAATATAACAGAAAAGGCAATAATACAAATTTTAGGTGCTACTGGAACGGTAACATTGCAAAGGGGTCAATATACCGCTAATGTTTCTGATACGGTGGTTCAAACAAAATCATATGTCATTGGAAAAAGAATAAGATAAGGTGATAAAAATGGATAATCAAATATTAACATTCATTCTAGAAACTGTAAAATCAATAGATACAAAAGTTGATGGATTAGTAACAAAAGAAGAATGTCAAAACAAACAAAGTAATTGTACTTTAAAATCTAAAAATGAGTGGAGTATCAAGAAAATTACAGCTATAGGGGTAATTATTACCGGGATAATAGCAATTATTTACAAAGTATAATATAGAGTTCTTGACCACCAACTAATAGAATTATATAATAACCTTATGAGGTGGTCATGTGGTTATAAAAGAATGTTTAAATTGTAATAAAGAATTTAATGTCCAGCCTTCACAAATAAAAAGAGGTGGAGGGAAATATTGTTCATTGAGTTGTTGCAGAACTCACAAAAATTTAATTGATAACCCAGTAAATAAGCAAGGAGTTAAAGAAAAAATAAGTAAAAATCATGCAAATGTTGCTGGTAAAAATAACCCTATGTATGGAAAAACTAATAAGTTAGCTCCAAACTATAAAGATGGGCGAAGTAAATTTAATGGGCGAGTAGGTAGAAAAGTTTGTTTAGCTAATAAAATAATGTTTTGTGAATTATGTGGAGAAGATGATATAAATAAGTTAGAGGCTCATCATAAGGACAAGGATAGAAAAAATAATAATTTAACTAATTTATCAGTTCTTTGTAGATATTGTCATAGAAATATAGTTCATCAAACAATAAGAGATAATAAAACTGGAAGATTTATAAAACAAATTACAGATAATTCAAAATTAAAATAAAGGAGATGATAATTTTGGCTGACAAAGTAAAAAAAATAGTCATTGGTTGTGACGATGGCCACGGAAAAGGAACTCCGGGAAAGAGGACGCCGGACGGATATCAGGAAAATGAATTTAACCACTGGACTAAAGAATATCTAATGGATGAATTAGAATATAATGGATTTGGGATTGTGGATTGTAGTCCAACAAGGAACGATAATTCACTTGATGATCGCTGCAATATTGCAAATAAAGGGAAATGTGACTTATTTGTATCTATTCATTTTAATGCGATGACTGGGAAATGGCAGACTTTAGCAAGTGGAATAGAAACATATCATTATGTTAATAATTCAGGAAAAGGAATCAGGGCAGCTCAGATGATTCATACTGAGTTAATGAAAGGTACGAAAATGAAAAACAGGGGCGTTAAAGGGGCCAATTTTAAGGTTTTAAAAGATACTAAAATGATGGCCGTTCTAGTTGAATGTGGATTCATGGATAACAGAGAAGATGCTGTTTTAATGAAATCAAAATCATATAGGTTGGAATGTAGCGTCGAGATATGTAAAGGAATTTGTAATATATTTGGTAAAACATACAAGCCAATGATTGCTCCACCTAAACAATATGAAGAAATTATAAAAATAGTATCACCTGAATATCAAAAGGTTTGGTTAGACTTTATTAAAGATCATCAAAAAGAAGTAAACCTTGAAGGATTGATAGAAAAATTATATTATTGGGGGCGATAAAATGAAATTAGGCTTAGGCTCAAGCCTGAGAAGTAATAATAGTGGATTTAGTAGGTTAAACGATATATTGTTAGCTGAATGTGATGTTTTAACTGATTTTGATTATATATATAGTTGTGATAAAGTACTTGATGAAGCAAACAAACAATCGGGATCCGGTAGTTTAAACTTTACAAAAAATAATACTGTAGCTGGTTACTTTTCAATGGATATAACCGGGAATATAGATTTATCAAAATATACTAGTTTAAAGTATTTATTTTACACAGCTGATAAGTCAAATATAGCAAGCATTTCATCAACTTTGTTTACAACGGATCCATACGACTATAACCAATCATATATATACTTTGTCGGATGGCAGATTAATAACGGATGGAATAGTTTTGATATACCACTTGTTGACTTTACTAAGGCAGGAGAAGGAACGCTGGCAGATATTAAGGCAATTAGATTTACTGTTAATTTAACAGTTGATAATAATACCGAATCTGTTAATTTTGATAGAATAGAGGCCATTTTATAGGCCTTTTTTTTGCCTAAATAAATAATAAATATTTGTTGACAACAAGCTATTGTTGTTATATACTAAGAGAGTAGTAAATATTTTAAGGGGGATTTGAAAATGGAAAATTATTTTATAGGATATTGGAACGGCGAAGAATTAACAGGTAAGTATGGAACTTTCGTGGAATGCGAAAACTTTATCAATGAAACACTATTAAATAAAGCTGAATATGGTATCAATACAATTGAATTAATGGATTTAGTGCCACAGCCTAATATAGCAGATGAAGCAGACTATGAAAGAATCTTAGAATGTCCAATAAATATGAACTTAGATGAATGGGAAGCAAAGAAGGAACTTAAATCAATAGAAATTGACCAATACAACAAAGAACTACAGACCGAAGAATCCCCTTTTTAAAAGGGGTTTTGTCTGTTTTGAAAAATTAAAAAAGAAAATGGGGGAAAACTAAAATGGCTAAACAAGAACCGATACCAAATGATAAGAGATGCCCGAATTGTGAATGGAGCTTAGTAAGATTGAAACCAACAAATATCTGGAAGTGTTGCAATCCTGATTGTAAAAATACGACAGAATTTAAAGGAGGTTATCAATAAAATGAAAAATAAAATAGACTCTAAATCATTTAGATTCATGCTTGATATTTTAGGGTTTAGTATTCCAGAACTAGCAAAACAAATTAAAATGAGTCCGCAACTATTAAATTATAAAATATCTAACCAGGTTCGTTTTAATCTTGATGATATCGAGGCTATAACTAGAGTAACGGGCGAATCATACGACTCTCTATTTAAAAAGAACATAACAAAAAAAAGTTGTTGACAACAAACTATTATTGTTATATACTAAGAGAGTAGTAAATATTTGAAATTTGAAAGGGGATTTAAATTATGGCAGTAAACCACGAAATACCTAAATGTAGTTGTGGGAAATTTATGGCATTAAAACACACAACAGAGGACAGATTTGGAAATACAGTATATGTTTACTATTGCGACAATGAAAAATGCGGTAACAACAAATTAATTCAAGTAATAGAACCTAAGAAGTAAAAAACGGAGGGGTAACCCTCCAAATAATTTAAATAAAAGGAGATTTTAAAATTATGAATATATTCCAAAAAATATTTAAACTTCAACAAAGAATCACAATGAATAAGGATAAATCAGCAAAGAATTATATTTATAGAACCCTTGATGATATGCTTTTATACTTAAAACCACACTTTAATTCATTAAGTTTAATTGGGATTTTCTCAGATGGAACCATTGAAGGAAATGTAAAAAGAATTTGCTTTACTCTTTACAATATAGACGAACCAACAGAATTATTCACAATATCAGATAGTTGTATTGTAGATTGTAACCCAAAAATTATGAGTCCAGCTCAAAGTAGTAATGCTACTGATACGTTCTTACAGAAGCGGATATTAGAACATTTACTTCTATTGACTACGGAACCGGATCCAGATTCAATTGACGACTGGAACAAAAAAGAAGAACCAGAACCAGAAAAACCATCGCCAATTGAAAAAATACTTGAAAATGCAGATAAAGCAAAAATGGGGAATAAAGAAAATTTATTACAAAATAATACTAAGTTTGGCGATTTTAAAGGATATACACAAGTTAATCTAATATCAGAAAAAGTAAAAACTAATTTATTAAAAATAGTATCTGATGATCAGATTAAAAGGTTAATGACTATTGCAGGGAAAAAGGAAGTAACTGATGAACAAATTAAGGCATTAATAACTAAAGTATGGGGCAAACTGAGTAAAAAGGATTTAAATAATTTAGAATACAATATTTTATGTGGGTATATAGAATCTAAATAGGAGGGGAAACCCTCCGGAAGGAGTTTTAAAATGAAATGTAAATGCGGTCAAGAAATGAAAGAAACAGGCAACAAATATAATTTATCGAATAACTGGTATCAAAAGTTTGAATGTTCTGGTTGTAAACGGACAAAAGTAAAAGTATTAGATGGATTCTCAAAGGGTGGAAGGATAAAAGTAAAATGATTGTGTATATAGTTGTAGATGTCCAATATGATGGTGTAGATATAGAAACAGTATTTAATACTAGAGAAAAAGCTGAAGCATACACACAGAATAATAAAGGTAGTTTTAACGCAGATTTAGAAATTATAGAAATGGAAGTGTTGTAAATGAAAATTGATTTATATATTGATGATTCTAAGAAAAACTTTGACAATTTAAAAGATTTAAGAATTTATTTATTAACTTTTAAAACAATACCACAAGTAAAAAATTTATGGGTTGATGGAAAATCAATTTCTTATTTTGGAATATGTTATTTTATCGCCCATGGTAACCTGTCATGTTAGTTCTAGGAAATGGAACTAGGATTCCAGATCCTAAAAGTTTGGAAGAACTATATAATTTAAATGATTGTCGGGTTTGTAGTTATTGGAATGTTGTATGCTTAACATGCATAGAACAGGAAAACGGAACTTGGAGCGACTTTAAGAGGTCGCCAATATTTAAAGAGGAGGATTTTAAAAATGGAAACAATAATAAAAATAGATAAAAAAAAAGCAAGTGAGATAATCGAAACAAGAATACCTCAAGGAAAATTTTATCACATTTCAGAATATAACGGTATTAAAATATATGTTGGGATTGATAATCACTCTGGAGATGCTTGGACAGAAGATTTTAAATCACTGTCAAGTTGTAAAAAATGGTTAATAAAAGGATAAAATAAAAATATTATAGGAGGATTTTAAAAATGAATGAAAGAGATTTTTTAATAGAAAAAAGTATCCAGGAATTTAAACAGATTGAGGCAGAAAACAAAAGATTAATTGAAATAGCTGAGGCAATGAAGGCAGAATATGACGAAAAAATACAATATTATGCTGAAAAAATACAACTTGCTGAAGAATATTTATTAACACATATAGAAAGTCAGGTTGATATTAAGGAAATGAAAGAGACAAAGACAGAATTTAATATTAAATTTCCATCAGCTAAGGTTAGTATTAGTAAAGATAAAACCGTATTAGTGAAGCCAGATATAAATAATTGTCCAGATGAATATATAAAAGTAAAAACAGAGGTTGATTGGATTAATTATAAGAAAAACTTATCAATAGTAGGGAATAATGTAATTGATAAGACAACAGGAGAGATCAAAGATGTTGAGACAAAAATCGTTAAAGGTGGAGAGGTTAAAATAAAAATAGATGGTTAAATATGTATACTGTAATAAATGCAATAAGCAGTTGTTGGCTTCTAATTATAAAGGGGTTCCAGTGATAAAAATTTTATGTAAGGAGTGTAAAAAATAATTATGAAGAATGATAAAGACATGTTGAAAGTGAAAAGAGAACAGTATGAAGAATTGATAGATAAATATTTAATCCTTGATGAAGATTTACAAGAACTACATCAAGAGGAAACGCGTTATTTAGAAGATGATTTGGTGGGGTATATCTGTAAAGTAAACAATCTAGAAAAAATGATTTTTACTATGAAATATAGAGAATGTAAAAATAAATGTAAAGATGCTGAAGCAAACATTTTTCATTGTGAATTTTGTCAGGAGGGCAAAGATGAATAAATATACAGTTATAGACATTGAAACAACAGGTTTAAAATACTTAGAAGGGGCAGAAATAACAGAAATAGCCGGTTGTAATGTAGTAGATGGCGAAATTATAACAACTTTTTCAAGTTTAATTAAGACTAAAGGAAAATTAAGTGATTTTATAGTAAATTTAACAGGAATAACAAATCAAATGATAGTTAACGCGCCAGCTTTTGACTTTGCAATGACATATTTTTTCAGATCATTAAATATAGTACCTGATACCAATATAATTATACATAATGTAGAATTCGATTATAATTTTATAAAATATTGGCTTAATAAAAATAACATAATCAATCCGTTAAAAGACTGTAATAAAATTTGTAGTTTGGAATTGGCTAGAAAAGTTTTGCCCGGAGAAATCCACAAGTTAGAAGTATTAAAAAAGAAGTTTGGCATAAGAACAAAAAGCCATAGGGCTTTAAATGATGTTTTAGTAACAAAAAAAGTATATGAGGAGTTGAAAAAAATCGAAAATGGATAATTTATATTATGCAATTACCGATTCAATATTCACTATTTTGATAATTATAGTTAAAATATTTTTTAAATTAATTAAATTGACTTTCATAATTATAAAAAAAACCATGTCTAACATTTTAAGTGTTAGGCATGGATTATCTAGATATCAAAAATACGTTTTGATTATAATAACAAGTATATCGTTAATATATGTTTTATACAATCTTATATTCAATTCATGGCCTTATATAAGTTTAATACTTATATTTAACTATTTCATTTTCAAATCGATTCTAGATGTATTTATGGACGCAATACATTTAAGAGTATTTAAGAGGAATAAATTTATAAATGAATTGTTTGGCAACAAAGTCCAGATCATGGAGGCTGCTGAAGAATATATAATTCTTAATAGTTTTATACCTATTCAGGAGATAGAAAAGCAAAAATATAAATTAGAACATTACTATAATAAACATATTGCCAGTATTACAAATGATAAGTCTAATTTAAGACTTATTACAATAAGATTTAAGAATAATACATGTATCAACTTACAAGCTAAACATGACCTATCTAGGTATATAAAACAGGCAGATATAAAAGACTATGAACTTCCTTTTATGCTTGGAATAAATAAAGAAGGAAATGTAATTATTGCAGACTTAAAGAAAACTAAACATATATTAATATCGGGGGAAGTTGGATCCGGCAAAAGTACTATAGAAAATTCTATAATTCAAAGTTTAATGTATTTTAATAATAATATTGGATTTTGCTTAGTTGATTTTAAAAGGGTTGGGCTAAGTATTTATAAAAATTTTAAAAATTGCTATTTCTGCAAAGAACATAAAAGCTTTTTAGAATTATTGGAAAAATTAAATTTTGAAATGGATTCCAGGTATGAATTAATTGAACAATATGAACTTGAAAACTTAACACAGTTAAATAAAATAAAAAACTTCCAAATACCTTTTATCGTGATGGTAATTGATGAAATTGCCGATATAAAACTAAGTATGGAAGTTGATAACAATAAGATAGAGGATTTATTAAGACGTTTAATGAATATGGGCAGGGCTGCCGGAATTTATACTATAGCAGCAACACAAAGACCGTCCGGAGTACAACTATCAACAGAAATTAGGGCAGCCTTAATAGCTAAAATATCCTTTGCTATTCAGGAACAAACAACGCAGAAAATGACCGGCGTATATGATACACAAGATTTAGGCGTTGGAGAGTTCAAAACCTGCAACATGGGATTTGGTAATCAGACATTAAAAGGGTTTTATATAGACAGAATGAAGTCAAATAAAACCTATGTGGATTTAAAGGAGGTGCTGGGAAATGCGGTTAATAAACAAATTATTGAAGAGGAATAAAACAAAAAAAGTGGATGATAAAGTGGTTGGTAATAAAATACCGTCCACTTTAAACTCAGTCATAGAGCTAATTTGCAATTTAAAAAATATAGATATGGGTACCTTTGAAACCAGTCGACCACTTTTAAACGATGATATATATAATACTTTTGTATTGTATCTTGATGCCCATCGGAACGGGGCCAAATTACCGAAAGGAAAAGCCATCGAGGATCAGCTCGGAATTACTACTTTTAAAAGAAAAGAACTGAGTAAAAAAGCTTTTGAAGATGAAATTTTAATGAAAGGTCAAAATGGTTATTATATATGGAAAATCTAATTAAGAAACACATGTTAAGAATGCAGAAACTTAAACTAAAAGGTCAACACTGGATAGAAGAGCAAAGAATAAAAAACGAAATAAATTTAAATAAATTAGAGGCCGAAAAAAGCCAATTAAATATAAATAAAGATATCAGGGAATTAAAAACCGAAGTGAAGCAGGATAAGGCCATAATTAAAGCCGGTACTATATTAAATATATGGGGTGCTATAGGGACTATTATTAGTACACTTTTAACAATAGCCGGGCTATGGATATACTTTAATAGTTCATACTTTAAGGCTATAACATTTATATTAGCTATAACTATGACACAATTTACAGTTTTTATCCTTGCAAAACATGATACCAATATAAAAAAACATTTTATACAACATGCAGCAAAGGCCGGAATTTTAAAAATTGTATTATTATGTATCTCCATCTATGGTAACTATACTTTTTTTACATCTGGCAGGGATATAAATTTTATTGAGGCTATAACAATTTTAGCCTTATGCATAGCAATTGATGTAATTTCAATCTATTGTATTTCTATTTCTCAGGACTTTAAAACCCTTAATAGGAATGTAAATAAAAATAGCATGTATAAAGGATTGTTAGGAAAGATTATATTTAATATAACTTTCAAAATTATTAAAAAGATTGACGAACAATATAACTCAAATATTGTCATGGACAAAGCTCCACAAATAGAATCTAATTATAAACAGGATTCAAAAGTTTTAGAGTTGTCGGCGTTTGTCCATGACAAAGACACAGAGTTAATTAAAAATGCAATCATGAATTATAAAGATGGAAATATTTGTCCGTCAACTTCGGCATTAATGGAGTTGACCGAACTAAGTAAAAACAAAGTAATTGAAATAAAAAAAGCCTTGGAGGTCGAGGGTTTTATTAAAACTAATGGAAAGAAAACTGAGGTATTATAATAACAAAAAAAAGTTGTTGACAACAAGTAATTATTGTTATATAATGATTATAGTATCAAATTTGAAAGGGGATTTAAATTATGAAAAAGTTAACTAATTGGGAATTGTGTCAAGAAATAGTTGTTTATGGGCAGGCTATCAACAGGATGATAGAAGATATACAATTAACAATCTTAGAGGCTGCAAAGTTGGAAATGTCAGATAGTCTAAGAGAAGTAATAACAAAAGTTATAACCCAATACAACAATCAATTACTTAAAATTGCAGCGACTAATTGGATAAATTATAGTAATCAGGGAGTTAAGAAATTATTTAAAACTTTCAGAAAAGGATATCTTTTAAATTTTCAAGACAGAATGAAAGACGATTTAACAGTATTATCAGAATATCAAGGCGAATTATTAAAGGCCTTAGACTATATACATAAAGTTCAAACTAAGGCAGCAGCAATAAATGAGGAAATGAAAAATTCAAAAAAAATAAAAGTAATTGAGGGAATAATTGAAATTATACTTGAAAGTGGAAGTATCAATTTATCACAAATAGATAATGTTGGGGAAGTTATGGAAGAACTTGAAAATAGAGATATGAATCCTTACATAACAGCCGATAGAGATTATATAAAATTACAAAAAATCTTATAATAAAACCCTGATACGGACAAAGATTAAAACATTTGTCCGTATCATATCTACAGAGGACAAAACGCCCGGAAGTTTGTCCAAGACAACATTATAAAATACAACTTTAGAATTTTAAAATACTGATATGGACAAAGATTCAAGTCTTTGTCATAGAGAGGAATTGAGGGAATGAGATATTTAAAATTTGAAAAAAATGTCCTTTTAACACAATCGAGAAATTGTATTTTTTGTTTACATATTTCAAAGTATGCATTATATTTTTTACCAAAATTCACATTATTTAATTTTAAAGTGCAGATATTAACACATGATAGAATCATTAAAATTAGCTATAGAGGAGGGATAAAAAAATGGCTATGATAACTATAATAGATATTGCTATTATGCTTTTAATAGGTATCTATGGAAGTATTTTAGTTATATTTATATTAAGAAACTGGGGTGACAATGATGAAGAATAAATTAGAAGAATTGCTCTTATAAATAAAAGCAATCCATAATAATAAATAAAGGAGATTTATTTTATTATATCATGCGATAATATATAATAAGAAAATAATTATTATTTCAATCCCTATATTGAGATATTTAATATAGTATATAAGTTGATTACTAATCCCTTAAAAAAGATTTGTCCAAACTTCTTTTTTAAGGGATTTAGTACATAAAGAAAGGCAAATTATCTTATGCATGAATATATGAAAATGGCTTATCAATCCTATATTGGATTAATTAGAAATAAAAAAATTAAAGGATCCGGAGAGGATCCACGATTAAAATTATATTCTGAACCAGTTGAAAATAATATTGGTAAGCATAAACTTGTTTGGATTCAAAAATTTGTTCCATCTGGAACTAGAATATTGGTTTATGATATTTGATAATATCCAGCAGCTATCAAGTCATATATGTAATGTAATATCCTTAAATTATCCCAATTCAGGATCCTGAAAAATGTTTTATCGTATTCTTTTAATTTCAGAAATTCAAAGAAATCATTGATAATTTCTCGCTCTCTCAGTTCTTCCATTGCTGAAATCTTTTTATTTCTTTCTATTTCAGACTTATTTATTTTCTGGATCCTGTCGCCCTGAATATTGTATTTATTGCTTAGCCATTTAACAGAATCATGAAAGTTTAAATTCTGGGTTAGGGAAACGTAATCAATTACGCTTCCACCCTTACAACATGAATTATGTGAATGAAAGTACCTTCCATTTTTAGAGACTGCAAAATGAAATTTATGCGAACAAAACGGGCAATTCTCATATATAAAATCTTTTGAAGTTGTTTGGCTGGTCCAACCTGGAAGAAAATCATAAATTGGAATTTGTTTTATTTGGTCTAGGTTGTAAGTTATCATTTTTTCCTCCTATCCAATTTACTATTAATAAATTATTATGTTTTCGCAATCTAATAGTTGATGATTCATTCATTAATAATTGATTAACTTCTTGTTGCGTAAATCTAATACAAACTTTATTATTTATTATCTTAACTCTCATTTGGTTACCTCCTTGATAAAAGTCTGTTTTATTCTCCTTGGAAAATCAGTTTTCCTTCGATAATCGTTATCCCTTTTGCAAATATCGTAAATATCTTTCTTAGATTTTGCCAATATAATTACATTTTCTTTGCCTCTGGTAATAGCTGTGTAAAAACTTCTATAATCAGATATCGCTGGGTTGTTTTCCAAGACAATTACAATTGTTTTGTATTCTGAACCCTGTAATTTATGAACAGTGCAAGCATAGCCAAGACTTATTTTTTCTAATTCATTTTTTTCGAATTTATATCTAATTCCAACATCATAAAAATAAATAGTAATATGTTTATTATCTATATGTTCAACTATCCCAAAATCACCGTTATTTATGCCAATTTCCTTATTATTTTCTAGATTGATTACTTTATCAAATACTTCAAATTTAAATTTGTTATTTTCTGTTTTTTCTTGTTTAAACATATCATTGATTATGTCCTTTGTTTTGTTTGTTGATGTTGCAAATTGAACATTTTTATATAGATCAAGCCAATTATCATCATATTTTGTTTTGAAATGATAAAAGAATTTTTTTATATTATTTTCGTTTAGTTCATCCACCCAAAAATCAACAGTTTTTATGATGGCAATAACTTCTTTATTTCTTACTTTTTTTGAGTTTTTAATAATATTGCTATCGGCTAATTGTCTGAACGTCTCAGTTAAATGTACATGATTGAAACATTTTGAGTTAACAATATCAATAAGTACTTGGCCACATCCAACGCTTGGCAATTGAAACGGGTCACCTATTATTATTACACTTCTAAGATTTAGCCAACTACAATCATTTATTGAATCCAGTAAATTATAAAATAATAACTGATCTACCATTGAAGCCTCATCAATAACCAAAACAAAATCTTCTTGAATCCCAAACTTTTGATAAGTCATATATGAGGATGCATATTCAGAAATAAGAAAATAATAAAAACTATGGATAGTATAAGCTTTTCTTCCAGTACATTCCTTCATGCGCCCAGCAGCTTTTCCAGTTGGTGATAATAATAATGTCAATATTTTTTGGTTTATAATATCACATAAAAACTTAGTAATACTTGATTTTCCAGTACCAGCCTCACCTGTTAGAATATTTATTTTGTCAGATTCTAAAATACTTTTCAATGCGTTTTTTTGGCTATCAGCTAGTTTAAAGTTATTTATTCTTTCTAAATTTTCTATTGATGAATCTATATTTTCAATTTTCATGCTAAAATCACCAATCATTAATGGAGGGGTGTTTTTTTCTGCCTCATAAACGTTTTTAAGGTATACTTTATTGTTTTCGACAGATATTAATTCATTGTTAGTTATAAATTCATTTATACCAGTAGATAAGTATTTAACTTCATTTATTAAATATTCTCTAAATTCATCTAATTCAATATAGTTTGATTGTTTTTTATTAAATTCATTGAACTTATATTCGACAAGGTATTTACATCTTTCTTTATTATCCAAGGCTATGTTTAGTTTTTCCCTTGCAATTTCATCAATTTTATTAAATCCAATATTTAAACTTTTCATTATTAAATATGGGTTTTTATATAATTGTTCAATGTTATTTAACTTTTCAGTTAATTTTTTTGCATACTTTACATTTCCAACCAATAAATGAAGTTTGGAAAATAAATCATCTTTTTGGACTTCATTTAATTTTTCAATTATCCTTGCTTTTGTTTTTTCGCCGATTCCTTTTATTTTGTTGCTGACAAGATAATCAATTAAATTTTGAAGAGTATTCACTTTTGAATCGTTAAAAATCTGCTCGGCCTTTTCTTGTGTTATTCCTTTTATCTCTGATAATACACAAATATTATATTCCTTGCTATCCACATCAATTTCCTGAGACTGGATCCAAATAGTTTTGCCATATTGGTTTTTTGTTTCGGATCCAAATACTATAATTTTATCTGTAAGTTTTAATTCATATCCTTTTATTGCCAAGGTGATATTATCATCAAAGCAGCTAGCAGGATGATAAAAATTCCACTCACTATTAGCTTTCTTTTTAATAAACTGTAGTTTAATATTATCAAACTCATACTTTTCTATTTTATGCATGTTGAACTCCTTTATTTTTATAATTTATTGACTATATTTTTATTATAATATATAATGAGCTATATAGTCAAGTATATATTTAAGTTTAGGAGGGTTATTATGGAAGTTAAATTAAGAGAACTAAACGGAAGTTATTATCTATTAATAAAAAAAGAAGTTAAGGATATGATGGAAATAGGAGATACTGTTAAAACAACTATTAAGGACAATAAAATTATTATTGAAAAACTAGAAAAGGCAGAAAAGAAATAATATATAATTAATAAGTAGCGAAAAGCCAATGATGGATTTGACGACCTATTCATTGACTTAGATGATTTTTGTGTACTAAAAAGTACTTTTTATCTATATTATACCACACAAAAGGAGTGTATTTATGAATCAATTAATACCAATTACCAATTTAGATATTTCTAAAAAAAAATCTGCTGATGATATTTTTGAGTTATTAAAGGAAAAGTATAATATCACCTGTTCTAATTTTAAAATTGCAAAAAAAACCTTTGAATTATTAGAAGCTTCGGAGTTTTCTGATTACTATGAATATGGCGATGAAGGTAATATAATTGGGTTTTATTCTAAAATAATGTTAGATAGAGTTTTGAAAAAGTTTGAAATAATAAATCCTACAGGAGCTGAAGAAGATAATTTTATTTATAAAAATGGAGTATATCAAAAATCTGAGGTTTTGAAAAATTGGATATATTCAAAATTAAGTGTAACCGATAAGCATGTAACTAGAAATATAAAAGAAGAATTAAGAATCCTTGCAATTTCGCAAAAAGTAGAACCTGATTCAATAAATGCCGATGGCAATTTAATTAATTTTAAAAATGGAATCTATGTTATTGACCAAGACCATATTATTGACCATGATTGTAAGATCCCAAGCACCATTCAAATCAATGCTAATTATGCTAAGTTCTCTAATGAAGAATTTGAAAAATCTTTATTTTATAAATATATTACCACTTCTTTTGATGAAGAGCTACTTCCAATAGTTCAGGAAGTTATTGGCTATTGTCTTTCTAATTTAACAGAAGCCCAAAAAATGTTTATCTTGGTTGGAGAAGGGAAGAACGGTAAAAGTGTTTTTATATCTATCTTAAACGCTTTTTTTGATAAGTCTTTTATATCAAATGTTGAACTTAAGGATTTATGCAAACATGAATTTGTAGCAAGATTATACAATAAAAGTATGAATACATGTGCTGATATATCAAACGAATACATGGAAAATACAGGACTTTTAAAGCAAATATTAGGCGAGGATAAATTCGAGGCAAGGCCATTGTATTCTAATCCATTTTCTTTTAAGAATAGGGCAAAAATGGTTTTTTCGGCGAATGATTTACCACAAACAAGTGATAAATCATATGCGTTTCTAAGAAGAATGTTAATAATAGATTGTAATAAAAGGATATCAGAAGAAAATAAAATTAAATTCCTGTCTGAAAAAATAATATCTAGTGAAATGGATTTAATTGCAAGTTGGGCAATTATAGGTCTTCAAAGACTTATAAATAATAATTTCGTATTTACAGACTGTCAAAAAACTAAAAGCGCAATAGAAGATTATAAATTACGAAATAGTTCGATAAGCAGCTTTATAACTGATTTTTGCAATATAAAAACAGAAGATAATATTTTCATACCAAAGATTGAGTTTATGGAAATGTATAAAAGATATTGCTTAACTGAAAATTCAAAACCACTTGGAACAAAAAATATAAACAAGACCATGACAGAAAATGGCATATATGAGAAACATACTTCGTTATATTCGGGAAGGTATTGGAAAGGAATTTCATGGAATAATTTGATTAAAGAATTAACAACTAAAGATAATTATAGAATTATTGGAAGTGTTGTGAGTGAAAGGGAGTACACAGAAATTGAAAGAGAAGGGATAAAAAGTAATTGAACACATACAATAACAAAACGTGTACGCAATGTACGCGTACATGTACGCATTTCTGAACGGGTTATAACCGTTGATATAACTAGTCGTGTACGGGTTGTACGGATTTTTTCTAGGACATATAATGTGTGCGCGCACGCGCGCGTATTGCACAGACTTTCAGCTCTTTTTCCGTACAACCCGTACAAGGCTAGACGCATACTGGGTTTGAGTGCGTTCAGAAATGCGTACATGTACGCAAAAAACCCGTACACGAAGAAAAAAAGTATGTACATGCAGTAAATTCATGGCAATAACGCTCAGAAAAAAAGCCGATTGTAAATAAATGGAACACGTTTATTTGTATTAATTGGAATAAACGCCGAGTTTTTAATCGGCAAAGGAAAAAAATATATTAGGGAGCTATTTTATGAAAAATAAGTTTGATGAATGGATAAGTAAAGTTGAAATAATTATCGATTCCAGAGAAAAAAGCATAAAACATATTATTGATGTATTTGATAGGATGAACATTAAATATAAAGTTCAGAAATTAGAGATTGGAGACTATTGTTTTATCTATAATGATGAGATATCAAAATGTATCATTGAAAGAAAGAATTCGCTGGATGAGTTGAGCCAGAACTTCACAACTAATCGGGATAGATTTAAAAGAGAGTTTGAGAAATTAACAAAGGATTCTTTTTGTCATTTGCTGATAGAGGAAAACACCTTAAACGATTTAATATGTGGGAATTATAGAAGTCAGATAAATAGAAACTCATTTATGGCATCTTTGTTAAGTTTTGAGTATCGATATAATATAAATACTCATTTTATTGAAAAGCGATATACTGCTTTTTATATTACTAAGCTATTCTATTATTATTATATGACTCAAAAAATATCGATATAACGCCCGGTAAAATTCTATAGTATAATTTACCCACTTTGTATTTGCAATCAATTCTAGGGGTAATCTGGTTAATATTCTGGTTAAAAAGAAGGTGTATGCAAAATATTAATGCATACACCTTTTTCTCTTATGCGGTATCCTTCCACACATGAAATAATTATAAATATATTATAGCACATGGGAATAATTGTCTTGTGTAATAATAGTATATGGTATATAATAGGTCTTGTAATTATATTAAATATATGTTCGTGGGGAGCTTGTATTTCTGGCAAGCTAAGGATATTAAGGGGATAGGGCAAAATATCTAATTTTTTAAAAT